AATATCCAGCGCGGTGCTGAGTTGCTGGCGTGTGACCAGTACTTTCCCTTCCGGGTTGTCGCGCCAGGCATCTAGCAACTCGTCGGCAAACACGGCATCTGGTTTGGCTGCCTTCACGGCCTGGATCATGTCTGCTTTGGTACCGGACACTTTCAGTGGCGCCGGTTTCTGTGCTTCCTGAGCCACAAGGTCAGGGTTGATGATTGCCAATTGCTCCAGCAACGCGTCACGGCTGCCGCTGGTTTTAACCGGCGTCGGCAGGGTCGCGTTGTACTCTTTGATGCAAGCCTTCATTGCCGTCGCCGTCTGCTTCTGGTCACCATCAATACGCTGGAAGTCAGCTGGCAGCGCCATATAGTTCTGCGCCGTTTCTTCCAGGTTAGCGCCAAGCGGAACCTGCGGCGGCAGGGTGGCGTTGTACTCTTCCAGTAACACCTTAATGTCGTCGGCAGACAGCAGCGCCGGCAGGCTGGCATTGTACTCATCGATAAAGGCGCGCAGGGTCGCGGCCGTTGTGAATGCGCCTTCCGGGATCAGAGCGCTCTTTGACGATGGTTTTCTCAACGTGGCGCGCATTGAAGTACATCAGCGACACACGGGCATCTTTCACCTGAGTTGAGCTGATGCCGTTTGCTGCGTGATAAACATCATTCGGCAGACCTTCGTAGCGGCCAGGTTCGAAGTATGCAGGGAACTCCACTTCTGGGTTCGATTCCTGAACGTCAATTGTTGTTTCGTGCAACTGGTCTGCTTCTACGGAATCTGTCTGCGAATTAGCTGCATCAGTGCTTTCGCTCGGTGGTACCGAACCAACATCTTCGTCTTTTTCTGGCTTAGCCGTTTCCATCTGCACATCGCTGGTGGTCTCCGCTGTGTTTTCCGTTTTTTCGACTTCATTTGAGTTGGTATTGATGACCGGTTCGGTATTTCCATCCATCAGGCCATCGATGAAGAACACGCCGCTTCCAAGGCTTGCGACCTTTGTCTGGCTTGGAGTACTTGGTTCTTCCACTGTGGAATGACGAACCTCGCGGGAGTCTTCGTTCCATTCTGGATAGCCTTTAGAGCGCTCACCGCTTTCATAGATGCCGTTCGCCGTGAACCACTCACGCACCTGGCTACGCAGTTTGGTTGTGCTTTCTTCTCCAGACCATGAAATAGCGCGGGTAACTCCAAAAATACTGTTGGCGTCGTAGTCGAGGATGTCGGTGGTTTTACTAAGAACCTTGAGCGCCTTGGCGTGCGACTCATCTTTTTTGTCAGCGAGTTCTTTGGCGGCCAGGAGTTGCGTACGGTTGATTTGCCCCGGTACTGCATCTGGGTAAAGCTGAGCAATCGCGATCTCAATGCTCAAGTTCGCCATGTTCTGGGCAACAGCGCGTTTATAGGATTCGGTTGTTTCTGGTTTTTCTGGTTCTAAAGGTGCAGGAGAACCTACTTCAGAAATTCGATTACCCTCAACCCATTCGCGCACCAGGGTGCCGCGGTCAATGTAATCAGTCGCAGCCCAGATTCTGGTGAATCGGAGAACCAAAGCGAGTTCGTGACGCTTCTCCTGGCTGAACACTTTGCGAATGGCGTCGGTGTAGCGCCACAGGTCTTTGGTATCGTAACCCTTCACCTCTTCGCAGTTTTCTGCCGCCAGCAGCAGGTTCTGGACATAGCTGTTGTCTGTGTCCATTTCCAGCGCGCTGATACCTTCGTATTCTTCGCGGGTTAAGTGGTGGCGCAGTTCATCGGCGGTGAACTGAGCGAGTAGCTGCTTGCGAAATGGCATACGAACGACCGGATAACGTGTGGTTTCGTCATCATTCTCGTCAATCTGAATACCGTTTTCAGGTTCTGGAACCTGATCGGTTGTAAAATCGGCGTCGCTGGTTCTTTCTGATTTGAGCAGAGTAAGCTTTCCGTTCCTCCACTCTCTCACTACCTCATTACGGTCGCCGGCATCTACTCTCAACCAGTCGGCCATGAAAGCAGTAAGTAGCTTTACTTCGTGCTCTTCATCTGGCGCGAAGACCTGCTTAATCGCCTGAACCAGTTTCCACTCAGCGTTCAGGCTGAGTTCGGCAACTTCAGGGATGTCGTTCTTCGCCAGCAGCAGATTCTGGAGATAGGTGTTGCCTTCATCCAGAGACATTTCGCTTGCAGCCAACTGCTGCTCTTTAGTGATGTTTGACTGGTATTTGTCGCTGATCAGGTGGACAGCAAAACGGACCGCTGGAGTGCGGTTTTCAAGCGGGACACTCTCGACGATAGTTTCGACTTTAACGGTCGTTTCCGGTGCGGCAGTTTTGTCCACGGCACCAGTCGACTCAGTACCAGCCTTTGGCAGCCAGGAGCGTCCATCGTCCTGGAGGGCGTAGCGTTTGCACCAGGTGTAATCCACTGTGCTTTCTTCCGGCAGGTCGTTGTAAACAGGGAAATCGGTGCGAACCGGTTTGGCATAATCCTTACCGCGGCCGTAGCCTTAACTACATAGAAAAATTCCATGTGAGATCCTCTTTTTTGGATGTAAGATCCCCGGGCCAGAGATAGCGCCCATTGGGTGAACTTTGGTTGTTTAAGTAGTTTTCCGGTGTAACTTTGGTCGGGAGCACCGGACGTACGGGCCGCCTTGCGCGGCTTTTACGTTATGCCTCGTGGGCCATCTGGTCGTACGAAGCACAACGTTCAGAGCAGTATTCTTTTTCTTTGCGCGCCAGCTGTGAGCCGTTGCGATAGAGAAGGGTGCTTTTAACTACTTCCTCCGGTTCAACCGGCTTGCCGCAGTACCCGCATTTCGTCGAGTTACACATCTGGATCCCCCTTTTGCGCCAGCAGGTAGCATAAGCGGCGAAGAATCACTTCGAAGAAGTTCAGCTTTACAGCCTGTTGCCGTCCTGGTTTGCGTGCGAAATCAATCATTCTCACCCTCGTTTGCCTTAACGCCGGCCAGCGGAACGTTTACACCTGATGCGCTTTAATCTCTCCACCTCATCCGACTGTTCATATGCCGTCGGCGGCTACTTCGTGGGCATCCTGCCTTGGTGGAACGTGATGCGTCTTGATGAGTTAGATTAAACACAAAGTTTAAGTGCAGGTCAACAAAATGAGTAATTTTAAATAAACAAAATGTTTATTCGGTGCTTATTGAGAGTGAAATTTTGTTCTTTGGAGGCAAAAAATTCGACGGAATGATACAGGCTGGAAGTCCGGGAAATGGGCGCTTAGTACAAGGGATGTGCTAGTTATTAGAGGGGCATAAAAAAAGGCCACTTTATGGCCATTTCTTATAGTAGATCTTTACGAATCATTGCTGAAAGGATTACTCAATCATCCTGCGAACGAATCCGGCCTTTCATATACTTATCATATAGTTCGTCTAGCTCTTTCAGGCGAAGCGCGAAGATGCGAAGCATGTTCTGTTGTTCTTCTTCGGGAAGCTGACGGTAAAGTTCCAGCAGGCGTTGTTCGTCCGGCTTCAGTCCATCTTTCTCGCCAACATCTTGGCCAAGCAGCCACTCAAGGCTCACCCCAAGCGCATCCGCCAGCTTAATCGCTGAGCTTTTACCAATCGTCCCACGTACGAACCAGTTATTGACCGACTGAGCACTGACGCCACAAATACGGGCCATGTCTGATTTGGTCAACTTCTTGAGCTCAAGAATCTCGTTAAGCCGCTGAACTTGTGGGTGGTTAATCTGATGAGTTTTTTTTTTCATGGACGAATTCTAAACCAAATGTTTATTAGCTCAATATTCAAAATGTTGACACTAACATAAACAATATGTTTAATTGCGTGGTTATTACAGGAGCTATTTATGAAAGCAATTGATAAAGCAATTACCAAAGCAGGAACTGCTACGCGCTTAGCGCAACTGCTAACCGTAAGCGCCATGACTGTTAGTCATTGGCGAAATCGATATCAGGGCGTCGAGTTGCGCCCAGATCTCTACCCAAACCCAACAGACGGTTTACCTAAACAGGAGCCCTAACAATGCAAACTGTTTCATTTCAACAGAGTAGCAGAGCTTCGTCTAATTCACTGATATTCCAGTGTCATCAAAGCGAACCGGCAGCGCAGGATGTTGATCATCGAGATATTTGTTCTGCTGTCCGGGCGTGGGCTGCGGCAGAAGGGCGCGTAGCTGTTGCGCTTCAAATCCAAGAAGCGGCGGAAGAACTCCAACTTGATGGCGTGGATTTCTCTGGCCAGGCAGATGTCTGGAACGTGAAGCTGTTCCGCTGGCTCGACAACAAAGAAGATTCCGCTTCGTACCGAAAGAACGTCGAACAACTCGTGCCCGCGATCATGTCTGTCTTACCGCTTCGATACCGCGACCGTGTCGTTAAAAACGACTCGTTTGCCTACCGCATGGCCAGGTTGGAAAAAGAGGTGAGTGAGGCGAAGCAAGCTTTGATGCTCGATGCACCGAAGAAGGAAAAGCTGAGGGAGTTAGGCGAGGGGATTTTCGAAATGTTCAGAGTCGATCCTGACCTTACAGCGCCGCTGCTGGCGATGGTCACAACCATGCTGGGGGCAATGTGAAGACTTCAGAAAAGGCGAAAGCCGCGGTGCTCGAACACCAACGGCTTTCAGGTGCAAAAACGGAGTGTAATTGCGGAGCTAAGTATGTCAAACACAGCTGAAATTATCAATTTCCCCCACAGAACCGAACAACCGGGAGGTCGTATGGCCGACCTGTCGAACGGGTATACCAAGGTCGCTAACGAGATCCAACAGCTCAAGCCTCGTCTGAGAATGTCAGGCCGGGAGTGGCAGTGTTTTGAAGCAGTGATCTGGCTTACCTACGGCTGGAACAAGAAGCAGGACCGTGTGACGAACACGGTGATAGCCGAACTTACAGGGCTGAGTGATTCCCACGTTTCGGATGCGCTCAAATCACTTGCTGAACGCAAAATTATCTTCAGTCAGAAACAGGGTGTGATGAAAACGGTCGGTATAAATACTGACCTTTCCGCCTGGATTTTAGACAAACCGAAAACGGGAAAAGTCTTCCCGAAATCGGGAAAAGTGTTACCGAAAACGGGAAAAACCTTCCCGGAAACGGTAGACACCCAAGACTATAACAAGAACAATATTAAAAGATCCTCGTCTCGGAATTCTGACGAATCCCGAAACCAGAAAACTCAAAAGTTTCTCTCGCGCCATCCAGAAGCTGCCGCCGGGATATACACCCCGGCAGGTAAATCATGGGGATCCGCTGACGACCTCAAGGCCGCTCGCTGGATTTACGACAGGCTTCTCACCGTCAACGCTTCGCTATCCGAACCAAACTGGGCTGAATGGGCAAACACCATCAGGCTGATGCGCGTCCAGGACAAGCGCACGCACTACGAAATCTGCGATTTGTTCCAGTGGGCCAACAGGGACGAGTTCTGGAAAGACAACATCCTGAGCCCTTCGAGTCTGCGCAAACAGTGGGATCAGCTCACCACCAAACGGCTGCGCGCAACCGGGGCGGTAAAACCTTCCCGGGGCGGTATCGACCTGCATAACACCGACTGGATCGACGGGGTGCTGGAATGAAAAACCTAGCCGAGAGCATTCGCAATTTTGACCGGGAACAGGTTCGCCGTGTGGCGCACAACATGCCTGAGCAGTACACCGAACGCGAACAAACGCAGCAGGTGGCGCAGATTATCAACGGGCTGTTCGTACAGCTGGCGGCCGCGTTCCCGGCAAGCCTGGTTAATCGCAGCCAGGAAGACGTGAACGAGATCCGCCGTCAGTGGGTGCTGGCCTTTAAAGAAAACGGGATCACAACCATGGAGCAGGTCGAAGCCGGCATGCGCATGGTGCGGCGCCAGGAGCGTCCATTCCTACCGTCACCTGGCCAGTTCATCAAGTGGTGCAGGGAAGGGCGCTGCGTGCTGGGAATCACCACCGGTGACGTCATGGCTGAATACTGGAAGTGGCGTAAGCTGGTGTTCCGGTACCCGAGCAGCGAGCTGTATCCGTGGCCTAAGCCGGTTTATTACCACATTTGCCTCGAACTACGGCGCCGCGGAACTGATGGGCAACTCAGTCATAAAGAGCTCGAGCGTGAGGCCGGAGATATTCTGGATAAGTGGGAAAAGCGGGTGCTGGCTGGGAAGCCGATTCCGCCTGTTCGACGGGCTCTGGCTGCGCCACTTACGCAGAAGGGGCCAACGCCAGCTGAGTTGCTCAAAGCCAAGTATGAGCGGATGAAAGCCGATGGGAGGGCGTAG